GTCAGTGAAAGCCATAGGAGACTTTGTGTACGGATACCCTGCAGAAGTATTCAGATTGATGCCAGCCAAGTATGGATGACCATCAACACCATTGATGTTTTGATGTTCAGTCAATATCTTGTCTGGCATTTCTTTATACCGCGACTCCGCACTCAAAATGGTGTCTTGAAAATCATCTGACGCCATTTGGAGTATTTCCGGATCAAATGTCTTTCCGGGTACGAATTGCTTTTCAATTGCAATTCTCATCGGATTGACAAAATCACCATTGGAATTGGTGAAACATTTCAGAGGTGAAGGTGACGTAACTGGAGGCCACGGTAACACATTGTGATACGGTGACGGCTCTATTTTTGTCTCACTTGCATTTCTGAATTGACTACTAGGAAGGAACGCACCAAGATAAGTAATTTTATCATTGCATGCTATTTGGCCTTTGCCTGCGTCAGTAGTGAGATCTCCGTGAGCTCCCTGGGGAAAACAATCCCTGAGGGCTTTCACTTTGCTCTTTACATACTCACAGGACATTGAGTTGCAGTAACCTTTGCCCAAATCATTTCCAGAAACATGTACACCTAAAATAGATGCAGAGTTATTGGAATGTAGGCATATTGGTGACCCGCAATCTCCAGCCAATGTTCCAGCTTCGTATTCCCAACCTTTGGCGATACGAATTTCACCTTCGCCACCTACTCCATACTTGATAGTTCCATCAATGTACTTCAATTTTGTGCAATTCAAAATTCCTGGAATTTTGTTTGCAAAACGAGTACATGCGGAAGCTGTGAAGTTCAGAGCGCGGACACTTGCAAATTTCTCAGCAGAGACAAAGTGCTTTGTGATGTCAATGAACGAATTGATATTCGTAACTTTGATAAACACAAGGTCTTTGTGTTCATCGATAATGTAATGAACATTCTCGGTTAGTCTGTCCAGATCAACAAATATGAAGTTTTCTGGTTCTGAGTAAATTTGTGTCTGGATATAGAAATGACGCAAACCAGTTGCCACAAAATAGTGGTATGGTATCACCATTGTTTGTCCAGCCAAAAACAATCCACCAATACTTGGGTGTTGATTGGCTCTTTCAGCATAAATGCTGACGCGATTCTTTATCAGAGTGCCTCTGATGAATGATACTGTTTGCTTATCCACTGCAGCTTCAGCAGTAATAAAGTTTTCGACTTCATCAATTGTTGTAAATTTGATTGCATCAACAGTATATTCAGTGGCTTCTGGATACTCTTCGAATGGTGTCATATTAGGCGTCCTATCTGATACGATGTGTGGTACTTTTGCCTCTATCTGAACAGTAGGCTTGGTATACTTCTTTGTGACTGTGTCTCCTGATTGGTTTCCCTCAGCATCACATTCAAATACAACTTTTGCGTTATATTTTAGTGTTTTCTGGTCACCAGAAGTATTTGCCTCAGTCTGGATTGGAACACACCCTTCTACCTGTGTATCATCAAAAGATGTTACTTGGTTTGTAGGGATGAGCATCCGAGATTCAGCGATGACGCGTTTCAGATTTTCGTTCTCCGCATTGAGTTTTGCATTTTCTTCTTTGAAGTTGTCAACTCGTTTGGAATCGTTAAAACGCAAAAAGCCAGTGGATTTCTCTTTCTGGACAGATTTGAATCCATAGTAGAGAGCTCCACCAACACCTAATGCTGCAAGAACAAATCCCATAATCTTGAGTACTTCAAGGACTGTTGGAAGATTTGGAAATCTGGAAATGAAGTCTTGAACTGTATGTGTAACAGCTTCCTTCAAATCTTTCAGTTTCTCAAACATCTTTTCAACTGGTGAATAGATAGTATTGAACCATT